GAGCCGTCAGAACCTGTCCGGGTCCCAAACCTGACTCTCCGTACACAAACCGACCGTCATAGTCACACTGAGTAGGCGTTCCGGGCGATCCGAAACGCGGGATGAAAGGGCGGCGCGATGCCGGGTCCTGATCCGAAGAACCGTAAGCATGGCCGTGACCCTTCAAAGAAGGTTGCTGCCGGTGTGACGGTGCTACCGCCGTTCCGTAAGGGGGTGGCGCCGGCCCCGAAGACTGAGCTGCCAATCTCTGACGAGGGCCGCGAGTTCTGGAAGGACTTGTGGACGACGCCGCAGTCGACTCGCTGGTCGTCTCAGGCTAGCAGACGGACGTCTCACTATGTCTACATGGCGACGCGGTTGTTGTTGGCGTTCGAGAAGCAGCGTGAGGATGGGTTCTCGGTGCCGGTGTCGACTGAGATGCGCCAGTTGGAGCACAGCCTTGGGTTGACGGATAAGGCGATGAAGGAGTTGGGGTGGGTTGTCGCTGATCCGGATGAGGTGGTGCCGTCTCGGCCGTCTGGGAAGCGGTATGACCATCTGAAGGTGGTTGACACGACGGCATGATCGGGTCGTTGGGTTACGACCTGCTGGATTGGTTCGGCGAGTATCTGAAGGTCCCGTCGGGGCCGATGTTCGGCGAGCCTTTGTGGCTGACCGATGAGCAGGCGCAGATTGTGTTGCGCTGGTATGCGGTTGATGGGCAGGGCCGGTTCGTGTTTCGGCGTGGTTCGGTGCGCCGCCCGAAGGGTTGGGGTAAGAGCCCGGTGTTGGCGGCGTTGGCGTTGGCTGAGTTGGCTGGGCCGGTGGTGTTTGACGGGTGGGATGCTGAGGGCCGTCCTGTTGGCCGTCCGCATGGGACGCCGTGGGTGCAGATCGCTGCGGTGTCTGAGGATCAGACGGATAACACCTATCGGGCGCTGTACAACATGTTGTCGTTGGGTGACACGGCTGACGATCTTGGGTTGGATTTGGGACGGTCGAAGGTGATGCGTCCTACGGGGAATGGCATTCTCGAGCCGGTGACGGCGGCGTTCGGGTCTCGTGAGGGTCAGCCGATCACGTATGCGGTGTTGGATGAGACGCATCTGTGGACGCCGCGGAATGGTGGCGTGAAGTTGGCGGCGACGCTTCGGCGGAACGCTGCGAAGATGGGTGGCCGCACGTTCGAGTCGACGAACGCTTTTCGTCCTGGTGAGAAGTCGGTTGCGGAGGCGACCCACAAGGCGTCGGACAAGGGCCAGAAGGGCCTGTTGTATGACGCGAACGAGGGTCCGTGGGTTGAGGAACTGACGGACAAGGATGCGTTCGTCAAGTCTGCTGCGGTCGCGTATGGCGATTCGAAGTGGGTCGAGTTGGACCGTATCTGGGCGGATGCGACGGATAAGGACACGACGGAGTCGGATGCCCGCAGGTTCTATCTGAACCAGCTGGTCGCTGCGGAGAACGACTTCATTCCGGCGCCGTTGTGGGAGGACTGTCAGGGCGTTTCGGGGTGGCCTGAGAAGGGCACACGGATCGCTGCCGGGTTCGACGGGTCGAGGTTCCATGATTCGACGGCGATTATCGGTGTGGAAGTTGAGACGGCACGCCAGTTCGTTGTACGCATCTGGTCGAAACCGAAGGGTGATGACGACTGGGAGGTCCCTCGACGTGAGGTGACGGACACGGTCAAGGCCATGTATCAGCAGTGGGATGTGTGGTTCTTCTACTGTGATCCGCCTGAGTGGGAATCTGAGATTGCGGAGTGGCGGGCGAAGCACGGTAAGGGTGTGTTCGCGTTCCCGACCCGTTCCCGTCAGCGGATGTCCCCGGCGTTGAAGGCGTACCGGAATGCGGTGAAGACGGGTGAGCTGTCCCATGATGGTGACCCGGAGCAGACTGAGCACACGTTGAATGCACGTCTGCATGTGGACATTCCGGCGAATGCTGAGGATGACCCTGACCGGCATGTGTGGACGATCAGGAAGCCGACGTCGTTGCAGAAGATTGATGGTTGTGTGACGGCGGTGTTGGCTTGGGCGGCTCGGACGGCTGCGGTCGATGATGGTGCGCTTGACCCGCCGAAGGTTTACAAGGCTGCCGGGTTCTGACGGAAGGTGTCGTGATGATGGAGCCTGGTAGCCCGGATTGGTGGGTTCACCGTCTGATGGCACGGTTGGATCAGGACCGTCCGGAGATGGACAAGCATGAGGCGTACTATCGGGGTGACCATCCGTTGCCGACGGTCCGTGAGGATTTGCGGGAGCCGTATCTGCGGCTGTTGAGGATGTCGCCGACGAACGTGATGCGGCTGGTGGTTGATGCGGCTGAGGAACGTTTGAACGTGGTCGGGTTCCGGTTTTCGGATGAGGCTGCGGATAAGGATGCGTGGCGGTTGTGGCAGGCGAACGCTTTGGATGCCGAGTCGCAGCTGAATCATCGTGAGGCGCTGGTGAAGAAGCGTGGTGCGGTGATCGTGTGGCCGGATGAGGACGATCCGGATACGCCGCGGATCACGGTGGAGTCGGCCGAGTCGGTTGCGGTGGAGTATGAGCCGGGGAACCGTCGGAAGCGTGCTGCCGCGTTGAAGACGTGGGAGGACGACTGGACCGGCTGGACGATGGCGACCCTGTATCTCCCGGGCGAGATTCACAAGTTCGCTTATCTGCCGGCGACGACGTGGAGGTTGGGTGGCTGGCAGCCTCGGCCGATGCCGTCGAACGAACCTGATGTGGTCCGTAACCCGTTCGGTGTGGTTCCGGTGGTGGAGTTCCCGAACCGGCCGGACACGTATGGGCGTGGCGAGTCCGAGATTGTGGATGTGACGAACAGTCAGGACCGGATCAACAAGATCGTGTTCGACCGGATGATGGCTGCGGAGTTCACGTCGTTCAAGCAGCGGTGGGCGACCGGGGTGGACATTCCGGTCGATCCTGAGACGGGCGAGCCGGTGGAGCCGTTCAACATGGCGGTGGACCGTCTGCTGTTGAACGAGAACCCTGAGGGCCGGTTCGGTGAGTTTTCGCAGACGGACCTGGCGCCGTATCTGGATGCGGCCGAGCAGGATTTGAAGTTCATCGCGTCGGTCACTCGTACGCCGCCGCACTATCTGAACACGTCTGCTGACCGTCTGTCGGGCGAGTCGATCAAGTCGGCCGAGACAGGGCTGGTTGCGAAGGTGAAGCGGAAGCAACGTCACTTCGGTGAGGCGTGGGAAGAAGTGATGCGGCTCGCGTTCATGATGACCGGTGCGACCGATAAGGCAACCTACCAGTCGGCTGAGACATTGTGGGCCGATCCTGAGTCGCGGACCGAGTCGGAACATGCGGATGCGGTCGGGAAGCTCCGTCAGATGCTGCAGATTCCGTTGGAGGGCGCGTGGGAGGAGTACGGGTTCTCGCCGCCGCAGATCGAACGGATGAAGGCACAGTTGGCGTCGGAGTCGTTGACGATGCAGGGCCTGAACATTGCGGGCCTGTTCGACGAGCAGCCTGATGCCGAGCAGGTTTGATCAGGCGTTCGACCAGCTGAACCGTCGGGCGCAGAACCGTGTCCTCGAGCTGTTGGAGGCGTTCGAGGACGGCCGGATGTCGCGGCAGCGTTTCCAGTATGCGATTGCTGCGGCGGTGTCGACGTCGAAGGTTGAGGCGACCGCGTTCGGTGATGTGGCGATGGCGGTGGCGTTGGGTACGGCACCGTTGGGTATCCCGTCGAACGTGAGGGACCCGTCCCGGTGGGGTCGTGCGGCGGGGACGCTGCTCGATTTCGAGCCGGACACGGTCGACGATCTGTTCGCGTCACGGCAGTTGCGGTTTGCCCGTCTTGCCCGTGCGGAGACGGCCAGCCAGGTGCAGGACACGATGCAGGTGTCGATGCAGGCGAACGGTGTGGAGAAGTGGGTGCGGCGGACGGAACCGGAGCCGTGCCCGTTGTGTACCGAGCTGGCTGACGGGATCGCCCGTCCGACGACGGTCCGTATGGCACGCCATGAGGGGTGTGTGTGCCATCAGGACCCGGTGCCGCAGTCTCAGCCGTGGGGGAACTCCGGTTGGGCGAACGTGAACCCTCGCATCCGCGAGGAGTGGGCCGCATAGATGTGGCCGGTGCGATGCCGGCCTTGACCGTTAGGAGCAGCCGCGATGGCTGAAGACACCACTACCACCGACACTGAAGTTGTAGACGACGTTGAGGGTGCGGGCGACCCGCCACCTCCCGACGGTCTTGGTGATGCCGGCAAGAAGGCGCTCGCTGAGGAACGTCAGGCCCGTAAGGACGCCGAACGGCAGTTGAAGGAACTGTCTGCGAAGGCGTCCCGTGCGGACGAGTTGGAAACCGAACTTGCGAAGCTCCGTGAGGACGCGATGTCCGATCAGGAGAAAGCGCTTGAGCAGGCCCGGAAGGAAGCGCTCGAGCAGGGACGCAACGAGGCGTTGCAGACCGTGAACGAACGACTTTTCAAGGCCGAGGTCAAGGCTGCCTCTGCCGGGAAGGTTGTCGACACCGACCTGCTGGACGACCCTTTGGTTGCCCAGAGGATTCTCGGGTTCGACGGCATTCCCACGGACGACAGCGGCGATATCGACGCTACAGCGATTGTAGGTGCCGTCGAGAAGCTGTTGGAATCAAAGCCGCACCTGGCAGTCAGCGCGACGCGGACGCCGGGCTCTGCCGATCAGGGCGCCCGCCCTCCCGGCACACCCACTCCGCCGGCGTCCCTCGAGGACGCTTTCGCGGTCCACTACAGCAAGTAGGAGATGACTCATGGCTGTCACACTTGTCCAGGCCAAGCTGAACACTCAAGACCACCTGATCCAGAACATCATCGACGAGTTCCGGAAGCAGTCCGCGATTCTCGATGCGATGCCGTTCGACCAGGCCGTTTCCCCGATGGGTGGCGGCTCGACCCTGACGTACGGCTACCACCGTGTGCTCGCTGAGCGTGCGGCTGCGTTCCGTGCGATCAACAGTGAGTACACGCCGGCTGAGGCGACCAAGGCACGGTTCACGGTCGATCTGAAGCCGCTTGGTGGGGCGTATGAGATTGACCGTGTGCTGGCGCAGATCGCTCGCGGCGCTGAGGTCGCGTTCCAGCTCCGGCAGGTCATCAAGGGCTCGGTGGCGAAGTTCACCGACGAACTCATCAACGGTGACACTGCGGTTGACGCGAACGGGTTTGATGGGCTGGATAAGGCCCTGACCGGTTCGACTACCGAGGTGCAGGCTGCAGACCTTCCCGGTGCCGGTGATTGGTCTGCTCTTGACACCACCTACCACTCTGCACTTGACGCCATCGACGAGGCGTTCGCGCTGCTGGACGGGCCTCCGTCGCTGGTGGTCGGGAACTCGCGGACCATCGCGAAGTTCCGGGCCATCGCCCGCCGGGCAAACCAGTACGTCGAACGTCCGGTCGATGATTTGTCGTCTGGTGCTGGCGCTCCGGTTGTTCGCGGCTACTACGGCAACGCTCTACTGGTTGACGCAGGGGCCAAGTCTGGTTCGGCTGACCCGATCATCCCGATCACGTCGGGTGGGGTCGATTCTGAGAACGGGCTGTCGGACCTGTACATCGTCCGTCTCGGTCTGGATGGGTATCACGGTGTTGCCGTGTCCGGCCAGGAACTGCTCCAGCAGTGGGCTCCTGACTTCTCCACCGCCGGTGCGGTGAAGAAGGGTGAGGTCGAGATGGGTCCGGTCGCTCCGGTCCTGAAGGCCACGCAGGCTGCCGCGGTTGTCCGCGGTTTGCGTGTGGTGCCTCAGGCTTAGTGATCTCTGGTGGGGGCGGCTTATTGGCCGCCCCCACCGCAACTGTGAGGAGTTTCGATGCCGAAGGTTCGTACCCCCGTGGCGGGCTTCACCGGCGTGTCTGCCGGTGTGGAGTTCGTGGACGGTGTCGGCCAGACCGACGACGTCAGGGCGTTGGCGTACTTCCGGCGGTCCGGGTATCAGATTGACGACGACGTGGAGGTTCCTCCGCGTGCAGGACGGGGGTCGTCACTGGCGGCGTGGCAGCAGTTCGCCGTGTCTGTCGGGGTGGACCCTGAAGGTATGTCGCGGGGCGAGCTGGTCGAGATGTTCGACAGGGGTGACCTATGACCTTCGCGTCTGTCACGGACCTGCGTTCCCGGTTGCGGGTCGATGTGGACCATATTCATGCGGATGCCGTGCTGGATGCCGCGTCCCGCGAGATCGCGTGGGCCTGCCAGGGATGGCAGCTCGCCGAGGTTGCGGACGACACCGTGGACCTGCAGGGCTCTGGGCTGTCGGCGCTGCCGTTGCCGATGCCGCCGGTGACGTCGGTGACGTCTGTCGTGGACGATCAGGGGGTTCCGGTCACCGGATGGGTGTTGAAGTCGACGGTGAAGGAACGCCGCCGTTCGGACCGGCTCGAGCTGACCAGCGGCGTGTGGGATGCCGACACGGTGTTCACGGTGACGTACACGCACGGGTTCACCGACGCTGACCGGCCTGAGTTCCTGAAGGAACTGTGTCTCAGGTTGGCGTTGCGGATGTGGGTGAACCCTGAACAGGTCATGCAGAAACGGCGTGGCGACTACTCGATGTCGTTCGGGTCGTCCACGGTGGAGGCGTCAGGGCTCACCAAGTACGAGCTTGCGATGCTCGGCAAGGCCGGGCTGCGGCCGACGTCACGGTGAACGTTGTGGCCGACACGTCCCGTGCCGGCGAAGTCACCGACTGGATGATGGCGGCGTTCGCCCGCGACCGGGCAGACGGCATCGACCCGGCACAGTCCGAACAGGGCTGGGCACAGACCGACACCCGTGTCACGCTGGTGTGTGGCCCGCCCGGATCGGGCAAGTCCACCTACGTGGAGACCGCTGCCGGCCCGGACGACGTGATCGTCGACTACGACCGTCTGGTCGCCGCGTTCCATGTCGGCCCGTCCCACCGTGACGGGATGTCCGAAGCGGCACAGGCCGCCCGCGGTGCGGTCCTGAACCGGGTCCGTGCCGGCCGGCTGTCTGCCGGCCGGGTGTGGCTGGTGTCTGCCAACCCGAACGCGGAACTGCTGTTCCCCCATCACGACCGTGTCCTTCTCGACCCTGGCCGTGACGTTGCGGTGGAACGGTGCCGTGCCGCAGGACGGCCGCTGTCGTGGCTGACCGCAGTGGACGACTGGTACGACAACCGGAAGGTGCCTGCATGATCGACTGGATGCTGGACGCCTCACGTCGGGACGGCACCGACGATTTCAACTCGACCGTCCGCATCGAACGTGCCAACTCTGCGTCGGTGACGTGGGACGGCAACGACTACGTCCCCGACCAGACCGTCGTGTACGAAGGTGGGGCACGGGTCCGGTCCCAAGGCACGTCGGCGGTGGTGGTCCAGGCTGGGGACCGGCCGTTCACGCTGCGGACCTACGACATCCAGGTGCCGCACACCGCCCCGGTCGGGATCAACGACCGGGTCACGGTCACGGCTTCCCGTGATCCGGAAGCGGTCGACATGACGTTGCGGGTCATCGACGTCCCGAAGACCGAGTGGGTGTCGGTCCGGAACCTTGTCGCGGTGGAGGAAACATGAACCCTGCGACTGCGGGCAGTTTGCAGGCCATCTGGCGGGAACGTGCCGCCCCACCTCGCAAGCCGGGCCGTGGCCTGTCCCCCGATTTCGTGTTCATGGGTATCCATGCGTGGTCGGCACAGCTCGCTCACGCCGCACTCACCACCAAAGCGCAGGCGGTCGCGATCACCGATGCGGCAGCGAAACAGATTCAGACGGCGCAACGGTCCGAACGTGGGTTCCGGGACCGCACCGGTGTCACCCGACGGTCCGTGACCGTTTCGAAGGGTGACAGCCCGTACGGGTATGAGGCGTCCATCGGCCCCGGTATGCCGTCGTCGGGTCCGCCGGTGGCCCGGTTTCTGGTGTTCGGGACGGTGAAGATGTCCCGTAAGTGGGACCTGTTCGGCCTGTCAGCCCCTGGTGTCGCGTCGTGGCAGCAGCAGATGGAAGACCTGGCCCGCATATGAACATCGCATCGAACGAGACGCACTTCATGGCGGTCGTTGAGGCGTTACGTGCCGCTGGGATGACCGTGGGGGAAGGGTGGGGGCGGGACAACGCCGGGAACGATCTGGCGCCGCCATATGTGACCGTCGAATCCACGTCGGCGCCCGGACGTCGCGGCCCGGTCGGTGCCAGGTTCGATGACGCCCGTCTGGAGTTCCAGACCCGCACCGTCGCCACCACGGCCCGTGCTGCGGAGAAGCTTCGCGACCAAGTGTCGGACGTGATGCGCGGCGGGATCGACGTTCCCGGCCGGCGCACCCACATCTGGTCTGACCTTGAGGTCGGTGTGGTCCGTGATCCGGACGTGTTCGAGCTGTTCACCGGCGTGGACCGGTGGACGATGTGGACAACTCCGACAGGAGAAACGTCGTGAGATTCGTAGAGATGTTCCATCCGGAGTCGGGCGGGATCGCGACGGTTCCGCAGTCTGCGGTCCCACACCACCTCACGTTGGGGTGGCTCACGAACGACGTGCCGGACGCCAGTTCGGACGTGACAACTGACGAAACGCACGAGGAGAACAACTGATGGCACGATTCATCCCCGACGGCGTCCTTGAGGTGGTTCTTGCCCCCGCAGTCGCCGACATGGAAACCCCGTCTTTGGCCGATGTGACCGCAGGTACCCGCGCAACCGGGTTCCTTCGTTCGCTGTCCACCCCCCTCGAAGGGTCTGTGGTCGACATCTCTGACGTGTCGTCCCGGTACAACAAGACCACGGCGGGGACGTACGGCGGCCAGGAAGTCACGATGGAGTTCTACCGTGACGACGTCCAGGCTGAGGACACCATCTGGAACCTGCTGCCGCGCGGCACCACCATCTACGCAATCATCGCACGTCGTGGAGGGTCCGGCACGGACGGGATCATCGACACGGGCGACTACGTCGACGTGTGGAAGCTTGAGGTGGTCACCCGGAACCCTGCCGACTACGCCAGGAACGAACCGACCGGGTTCATGGTGTCCTGCGCCGTACCGGAGGAACCGGTCGAGGACGTGCAGGTCGGTGGCGGTAGCTGATGCCGCTGTCCTTCGACGAGTTACGTGAGGCACGGAAGGCCCGCACCAGGACCGTTGAGGTCCCGCTGGACGAAGACATCCTGCAGGACATCGACGAGCTGGAGCGGGCTTTACCGTTGCAACGCCATCTGGACGAAACCACGAACGAACCGGATCGTGCCGCCCGGATGGAACGGCAACTTGAGGAACTGAAGGTCCAGGCGCAGTCTGCTGCCGAAGACTTCACGTTCCAAGAGCTGCCCCGCCCGACCTACCGGTCGTTGATGGCGGAACATCCGTCTGACGACGAGAATCTGCGGTGGGATGAGGACACGTTCGCACCGGCGTTGCTAGCGGCGACGTGCGTGTCCCACGAGTTCACGGTCGAGCAGTGGAAGACCCTGTGGGACGAGTGGCCGTCGTGGGTGGTGTACCCGATGTTCGCCGCCGCGTTCGAGGTGTGTGAGCAGCCGTCACGGGTCCCTTTTGGATCGGGCAGTACCGGAAGGACCCGCAGCTTCGGGCAGAACTCCGGTACTGCGGACCTCGAGGGCTAGCCCATTCCGAGTTCCTGTCCTGGCCGGATGAGGACAGGGATAAGGCGTTGGCGTGGCAGGCGTTCGAGGACGACAAATGTCCGGGCTGCGCGAACCCGATGTCGGAGTCGACGGCGTTCGAACATCGGACGTCATGGCAGGTTGAGATGGTGACCTGTCATGCGTGCAAGATGCGTGCGGCGAAGTCGGATGGTGCGGGTGACGGCGAGTTCCATGTGGTCACGATGAAGGATGGTCATGGCTAACAAGGTTGTTGCTGTCACGTTGACGGCTCGGACTGCGGCGTATGTGGCGCAGATGGGTGCTGCCGCGAAGGCGACGGCTGGGGTTGGTGTTGCGGCTGGTGGTGCTGCGGTGGCGGCACAGCCGATGGACCGGTCGTTGCGGAACGCTGCCCGTGCGACCGGCATCCTGAACCCGAAACTGATTGGTAGCGCCGGGCTGGTGTACGGGCTGAAGTCGGTGGTGGGGCAGGCGAAGGACTTTGAGGACCAGTTCGCGATGGTCCGGAAGACCATGCAGGAATCCGACGAGGTGCTTGACGGCGTCGCTCTCAATATTCGTGAAATCGCCACCGAACTGCCCGTCACGACCCGCGAACTGAACGA